AAACGGAATCTGGCGCAAGAGATTTTTCAGATTATTTTTTGGTCTAGCATCTTTCGTGCCAAGTTCGGGTTGGCACAAAGATTGCTGGGGATTTCGCTGTAAGTGTTTGCAAGAGAAGGAGTTGCGCGGGCGGGGGGGCGCAGCCGCAAGTCCCTGATAATCAACGGGTTACGTGATTTGCCGATCACCACGCACCCGACTTGTCAAACTTTTTTTTAGTGCGTTTTATAGTTGACATTTGCCACGTTTTTGTTCCAGCAGGCGCGGCAAGTGAGGCATTTATTTCCTTGTGATGGCGCGGGGCAAGTGAAACTTTCGGCGCTCACTCCGCTAGTTTGGCAACCCAAACGGCTCGCGATTTCAGAAGGGGGTTTGCCTTCCAGCATATAAGCGGACAAGCGAACCGTAAGATTTTCCGGCAGAAATCCGTGTTTACGGATATATTCCGAAACGATCCCGTACTCCCGAGTCGGAAGCCAAAAACGGATTGCGGGAAGATTTCGGCAAACCTTCGCGATTTTTTCGAGCATTTCCACGCTCTGTAAATCCCCACTATCAAACCAGCGGAAATGTCCGCTGGATTCACAAAGGGAAATCGCGGCGGTCATGGCTTCGACCCAAAACATATTTGCGAAACCTTCAAGCCTGCGTTGCAATGCTCCTTGAACATTGGGAAAGGGATATCTTCCCTTCAAAGCATAGCATTTCGAGCAAACGCTGCCCGCGACATTTCGCAGCTTCCCTCCTGTCTTACACAGAGAAGCGGGGATGCTCCAGCCGTGGCAGGGCATTTTGCTAGGCTTGGAAAGACCGCCGATGATCTCAAGAGCGGAGGCAAGTTTCATTTGCATGATTTTTTTTTAGTTTAAAAGAGCAATCCTCGCAAGCTTTTTTTGTTCTATTTCTTTTTCTATTGCTTGCCGGAGATTTTCCTTTTCTTTCCAGAGCATTTTCGAATATTGTCTGGCATTTTGAGCGGCAATCTTTCGGGCATTCCGTTCCGCTTCGTTCCATCTTTCGCTTCTAGGTGTCCACATAAAAAAAGCCACCCAAAGGTGGCGAAGTTTCATTCCTCGTTTTTGTTGAAATCGTCAAACCAAGCGTTGGCTTCTGCAATCTCTTGAAACGTCAGCACGGCAAACGCATGGCTTTCGTTCTGAGGGTCCAGCATGGAGTTGGGATTTTCTGTTTCGTTCATCTAAAGAAAAGGTAAGGGAAAGGGCGGAACGAAGCAAGGTTTTTTTTCAAAAAAAGCGTTTTTGTTTTATTTTTTACAAGCCCTGAATGACAAGGTCTCGCGCTTCATCGACTTCTTTCCGCCACTCGTCAGTCAAATCAGACTGTCCCTGTCTGGCCTCCCGCTCATTCAGTAAAACGTTAGCAATAGCTAACGCACGGCTGAGGATGTTTGTGATTTCGGCGCTCTTTTTTCCTTCGGCAATGGCTTTTTCCATATTCATGTTGAAAAGATCATCGCAGATTGGGAAGGTTATGCAAGGGATTTTTTGAACTATTTTTACGGGGAGAGGAGCAGCAAGTGCCATGCCACCCCTACCCTTTAATCAAAAAAAAAATGATTTTTTTCCTTGACATGACGGGGTGGGGGGTTTTCCTCATTCTCCCCATATCATATTATATTATATCATATATATAACAAAAAAAAAGAAAACATGGCTGGCGGGGGGTACCTATTTTTCAAAAAAAGGTAAGAAAAGTTGCTGTGGAAATTTGTTCGGGTGCATTTTTCGGACGGGGGCTAAATAATTTATTGCCTTTTTCAATATATTCACATTGTCTTTGAGCATTCCTATTGCGACATTACAGTTATTGCATATATATCCGCGAAAATATCCTGATATATGACAATGATCCAATACTATTTTGCTGTTTTTAGCTTCTTCGTCGCATATTTCGCATATGATTGTATGCGGGCGTGGATATATTTTACTGAGTCTTTTAATTGTTTTTTTCAATTTGGCGCGGCATACTTTGCATACATTTTTTGATCTATTGAAATTGTATATGTTTTTTTCTTCTTGGCATTCTGTACATTTTTTATACATGCTCAATATATATTATATAATAACGATATAGAATGAAATCTAAAGATTCTTCTGCTAAAGTAAATCAAAGAGACAAAATTAAATCTGATTTGTCTATTAAACAGCTTAAATGGACAGATAAACAAAAACAATTTATCGATCTGGCGACAGATAAAAACACGCGAGTTGTATTTATAAATGGTCCTGCTGGTACTTCGAAATCTATTATTGCGACGTATGTTTCTTTGTTGCTTTTGAACGAGAAGAAAATCAGTGATATTATTTATATAAGATCTGCGGTAGAAAGTAGTGACAGTAAAATAGGTTATTTGCCCGGAGATGCAGATGAAAAGCTGCATTATTATAATCTGCCGTTTTTGGAAAAATTGGATGAATTACTGCCCCGCGTTAGTGTTGATGCGCTAGAAAAAGACAAGCGTATTTCGATGCATCCGATTAATTACTCGCGGGGCATGAGTTGGGCGGCGAAGTGTATTATTTTGGATGAAGCGCAGAACAGCACTGCGAAAGAAATTATTACAGTTCTCACGCGGCTCGGTGAATTTTCGCGTTGTTTTATTCTTGCTGATCCGATGCAAACAGATTTGCCGCAGAGTAAGTCTGGCGGCTTTGAAAAATTGTATTCGATTTTTAATGATGATGAAAGTCGTGAGAATGGTATACATACGTTTTCTTTCTCTGAAGAAGACATTGTGCGTTCGAAAATTGTCAAATTTATTGTTAACAAGCTTAGTGCGGCGAATAAATCTGTGTAATAATATTATATGAAAACGTACTGTCAAAAATGTGGTTCATCTTATGATATTCGTCCTAATTTCTGCGCGAAGTGTGGAAATAATTTTGGCGCAAAAGCTTCTTTTATAAAGCCGAAGGTTCCTGCGGTTGCGGCTATTGTTCATGATGAAGACGTTGAAGATGATATTGATACGAATCTTGCTTTTAGTGCGGAAAAGCTTGTTGTTGAAATTGAGCAATACAAGCAGGAAAGTTATAAAATTGAAAACTTAATGGGTTCTTCTTTATCTTCTTCTGAAAAAATGGAGCGTTCTATGGGAGAAAGTTATTCTTTGGAAGATTTTAAAAGAGAAGCGGGTTCGATAAGAAATAAATGAGAAAAAGAAGAAAGTCTAAGCCTTCTTTCGAAGATTGTATATCGATAATAGATGTTGAAATTAGAAAAAGAAAGAATAAATGGAATCTGTCCAGCTTAAGTTGGATAGATTTTGATGATGTTTCGCAGATTATCAGAATACATATTTACAAGAAGTGGCATTTATATAATCCTAAAAAACCGCTTGCTCCGTGGGTGAATAGAATTATTTCGAATCAAATGCGAAATTTGGTGCGAAATAACTATTTAAATTTTATTAAGCCGTGCGCTCAGTGTTCAGAAGCTGAAGGTCAAGAAGGTTGTCGTAAATTTGGCAAGCAGTGTTCTGATTGTCCATTGTATAAAGAGTGGGAAAAAAGTAAGAAGCAGGCTTTTAATTTAAAAATGCCTGTGTCATTTGAAACTTTGGAAAATAACAAACAAACAAGTTACGAAGACAATATAGATATTGATTTATTCAAACATAATCTTGATCAAAGAATGAAGAGAATATTAAAACCGCTGGAATGGAGATTGTATGATATGTTGTACATAAAAAAAATGACGGAAAATCAAGCGGCGCGAAGAATGGGGTATAAAAGCACGGAAAAAAATCGTAATCCCGGATACAGGCAAATTCGTAATATGCAAAGATCTATTATCAATAAAATAAAAAATGGTATTGCTGATGGTTCAATAGAAATGTATTAATATGTTAACTCAAGAACAAGAGCAAATTATTATCAATGAATGGAATAGTCGTAAAGATGATCCTCCTTCTTTATTGGAATTAATAAGATTAATATTTCCTGATAATCCAAATATTGATGGCAGAACAAAAGAGGGAAAATCTGTTCAAGCTTTTTTGGCTAAAAGAAGTTTAAAAGCTCGCGGCACACATCAATATCAATCAAAAAAAGCGCCCGAACTATCGGAAGAGAACAAAGAGTATATTTTGAACAATGCGAAAACGATGAAGCCGCTCGAAATTGCTCAATCAATTTTTGACAATCCGACTTTGACAAGTTTGCATGGCGAAACGCGGATCGTTGCGAAATTTATTTCTGATAATATTGATCCTTCTGATGTTTATCAGAATCAGCAAGAAATAGCTCAGGAAGATTATATTTCGCCGCGTTCTTTAGATAAAGCTATTATTAAAATCAACAAGTATATTTATGATTTAAATTTGAAGCGCGACAATTTATCTTCTCGTCAGCGTAAAGATGTTGAATGTTTATTGAAGTATATCAATACTTATCGTTTCGTGCATCAAATAAACAGTTATGAAAATACTGTGGATAGAGATTTATTTGAGAGTTCTTTTATTCGGTATACTCATGATAAGAATGATTTGACTGAAGAAGAAGTTGATCAATATATTATTTTGTCTTCTGAAGTTGTTATTGCTTCTAATATTCAGAGAAGGGTAGAAAAGCTGCAACGGATTTTGGAAGATGCTACTGATAATGATGCGCGTATTTCGATGGGTTTAGTAGAATCTATTAATACTGCGCAGGGAGAATATAATCAATGTGTAAGTAGACAGCAAAAATTAGTGAACGATTTGAAAACAAAACGTTCGGATAGACTTGGTAATCAAATCAAGCAGAATGCCAGTATTATTAATTTGATACAATCTTGGAAAGAAGAAGAATCGCGACAGAAAATGATTCGTCTTGCTGAAATGAGAAAAAAGACTTTAGAAGAAGAAACATCAAAGATGGAAGAAATGGACGAATTAAAGTGCCGCATTTTAGGTATATCAAAAGAGGAGATATTAAATGGTTAAGTGTGAAGAATGTGGATGTGAATTCAATCAAGAAAAATCTTTGCATATACATTTAAAAAGTCACAAATTATCTGTTGAAACTTATTACAGAAAACATTTTCCTAAATGGGATTTGTATTCTGGAGAACCTCTTGTTTTTAAAAATAGAGATCAATATCTTGAATCGGATTTTAATTCAAAGAATAATTTTCGCAAGTGGGCGCAAAAAACTTCTAAAGAAAAAGTAACTGAGTATTGTAAAAAATTACTGCTGCGGCGCAAAGAAAAAAAGAAAACTATATATCCATACTCGCAAGTAGAGTTGAAGAGTGTTGGTCTTCCGCCTGTTCATTTTCTAAATGATTTATTTGGAGATTATTATGAATTTTGTGAGAACAATGGTTTCGAGCATAAGTATAATTCTCCTGCGGCTTTAAGACTGCAAGATTCTCTGTCAAAAAATTATTGTATTTTTGTAGATACGCGGGAGCAGAAGCCTCTTGATTTTATTTTTCCCACGCAAATTAAAAAATTAGATTTTGGCGATTATTGTTATGAGAATCAGGATATATCAGGTCGTTGTTATATTGAAAGAAAATCGCTTACTGATTTTATTGGAACTTTAAATGCTGGATTTAAAAGATTCTGTAAAGAAATAGAAAGAGCGATGGAAGAAGACGCTCATATTGTTGTTGTGGTCGAAAATGATTTAACAACGGCTTTATCTTTTCAATATCTGCCGTATATAAATAGAAACACAAAAGTAAATGCGGATTTTATTTTTCACAGAGTTCGCTACATATTAAATATGTACAAAAATGTTCAATTTGTTTTCGCGAATGACAGAAATGAATGTAAGAGGGTTGTGGAAAAAATATTTGCCAATAAAGATATCGGTTTAAATTACGATTTACAATATTTATACGAACATACGAAATTATGATTTATTGTCCTGACAAATACAAAGGAAATTTTGAAGATTTAAATCAGCAGTATAAAGCTTTAAAAGGAGAACTGGATGATAAAGAAGCTAGAATAACTCTAGCGAAATTTTTGCGTAATAATTTAGGATTTACTACTGAACTTATTTCAGGAATTAAACTTGCGCCTTATCAAGAAATGACTTTGAAAGGCATGATGAATAGAAACTTTAGTATGTGTGTGTGGGGGCGTGGATGTGGAAAATCATTTATTGGAAGTATATTTTGTTTTCTTCAATGTATTTTCGAACCAAACACAAAAATTCTAATTGCAGGTCCGACTTTTAGAACGGCGCGTTTTATTTTTAATTATTTAGAAAAAATTGTTGATTCAAAAGGCGGCGAATTATTACAACAAGCATTTGGCGCAAAAGCCAAACGAAATGATCAATACGAATGGCAGATCAACGGAGGTTCTATAACTGCTATTCCTCTGAACGGAGAAAAGATTCGTGG